GATTTAAAATCGTCTACTCCTAAAATTGCCATGTTCTATTCCTCCCTTAACTAGAAATCTCGGAGAATTCTACTCCGGATCTTGTTGCTATAAAATTCAACTGAATGAAATTGATGCTTCTTGCTGGCTTGACAAAAATGTCTGCAACAAATCTATTGCCATCAATTACAGCTGATGTGTTGTTAGTGTCATCGCAGATTACTGAAAAATCTGTTAGACCTCGTCTTCCTTTTACGTCTCTCAAGAACGGTTCAACTAAGTTTCTAAACTGTGCTCTTGTAAATTCGTCATTAATTTCGAATAACTGGAATTTTGCAGCTGTACTTACAGCTTTTTCTAAGACTATAAATAATCTTCTTACATTTATTCTATCAAACGCAGATGGTCTCTTCAGCAATGTTTTATCTCCAAATAATACAGTACCTTGACCAGGTGCTGACATAATTGGATTTACTCTTGCTTTATAAAGAGAATCTCTTTGTCCAGATGTTGGATTAAATGCTAATTTTGTTATTCCTAATAGATTACCTCTATTAAATCCCGCAGGTGAGAACCATGCATCTGATAGTCTTTCAGATTTAGCACATAGTCCAGCTACATGACCAGAAGCTGCAATATATCGATAAACATCATTGTATTTATCGTAAACATATAGTGCACTTGAGTCACATGAGCCATATGAGCTTGAATCCAAACCACCAGCAAAAGCTAATACTTGTGTCAATTGATCAGATGATGATAAACCCTCTGTATCACTTATTTCAGGTGATACGAAAGCCATACAATCTTTTCTATTGCCAGCAATTTCTATAACTTTATTTGCTGTTACTACATCAGCTCCTGGGCAGAATAGTAAACTTACATCTACTGTATCTGCATCTGCTAAGAGACCATAAGCAGTTCTAAGTTCTGCTTGACTCATTGCAGATGATCCGTTAGAACCATTAGCCAATGATAAACTTAATACAGCTGTACCAGTGTTAACAAAACCACCAGCTGTTGCTCCAGCCTGTGCTACTGTTTGACCAGCTTCTGTAAGACCGTCTGCATCAGCAGCAGCTCCTACATAGATATATTCAGATTTTTGATTTATAACATCTTTGAAAAACAAAGAGTTACCTGCGCTGTCTTTTGCGTCAGAAGCTTGTGAAAGAAATTCATAAACCTCTAATACAGTTCCTTTAGTACCTGTTATTAAACCACCTTCGTCTTTAACCACGATATGGATTTCGTCTCCGGAATCCGCATCTATCGGAGTTGCATACTCAGATGTGCCAGGTGCCTCAGAAAATAAGCCTGAATGAGACCATGAAGTAAAATTACCACCAGAAATATCAGAATGAGCAATCTCTACTTTGAGACTGTCACCTAATGCTCCAGCATATTTAGCAACAAAATTCTGTGTTGCTAGAAAGGTTTTTCCACTTAATAAATCTTCATTCTCGACTAGTATTCCAGCTCCGTTACAGGAATTTAACATCCCTGCGACTTTACCTCTAACCACTTTTAGTGCGTTTCCATACTTTAAATATGACGCTGCTACTAAGAAATGATCGAAGTTATTGTTGTCAGGATTTCCAAATTCTTCAGCAAGTTCGTTTTCACTACTTACTTGAACAACTTTTTCAACCGGACCCCAATTTAATTCTCCAGCGAATCCACCAATGTTGGTTGAAACGGCTGGAACGACATTAGTAGCATCAATCTCTGATACTAAAACGCCGGGTGATACTTGAAATGCCATCGCTTTATCCTCTATTTATTGAGTTAGTTAATATGTAATTCATAATACGGTTATATTCACTTACTATTATTTATAAAAAAACTATTTCTAATGCACTAATGATTTGTGCTATCATCCTTTCCTGCATAATCACTTACCATAAATAACCTATTAGGATGTACACTAACTCTGAATTTGGTCATATCTTTACGGTTAACTAACATTTCAGATGCAGTATCTTTTTCAGTTAACCCTATTTCCATCATATATTTTTTGTTATTGAATGTGATTCCATGCTCTACTACTGGTCTTCTATCAAAGGCCTTTAGCCCTCTCCTTGGTTCTGATATATCTATAATATCACTTGTAAACTTAACACCATTCTTTTTCCATTTTACAATATCACCATCTATATCCATTTCATCTACATGTAGCATAGTTGCAGATGCGGAATTACCAGTATCAAATTTGGCTCTAATAAGATTATCTTCTATACCATCGAGTTTAATACTCTCAATATATCCAACTTCTTGTCTCATTAATGGCCTTCTATTGTGGTCATCACTAAACCATAATAGTATTTCATCTAATATGTCAAAATCTGAAATCTTTTTAGTTTTCTTTCCTGTCTCTAAATCATACCCTAGGAAATGTGATCGTATACCTGGGCTACCATTGACTTCTAAAACGTAAAATTTGTCCCCTACTATACAGTGATCTACTCCAACATATGAAGCTCCAGTACATCTAGCTGCATTTATTACTAATTCTTTTTCTTCATCTGATAAATCATATGGTAAAGTCTCTGCTCCTAAATGCACATTGTTTCTAAATTCTTTTGATTCTTTTTTCTTTCTTTCAGCTGAACCAACTATTCTATTATTTATTACAAGTGTTCTAATATCTGATTCCAATTTAAAGTATTCTTGTATTAATAAGTCAGCTTTAAATTTCCATAGTGATTGGCATACTGATATTAATGAGCTCATATCATTAACCTTTGATACACCAATGCCTTGTGTACCTCTTAATGTTTTAATTATAACCGGAAACTTACCGCCAATCTTTTTATGAGCTTCTTCAATTGACTTAACGTTATTTACTATTGATGTTCTTGGCACAGAAATATTGTTTCTTTCCAATGCAAGAGTAGATGACATCTTGTTATCACATAATGACATTGTCTCTAAATCATTTATAAGAAAGAATCCTATAGTCTGTAAAGAAGATATAAGTGCTTGAGATGTTAAAGATTTAAGTGCACCAGCTCTAACAAATATTATAGTATTATGAATACTTAAATTAATTTCGTTATCTTCACCATCTATATTACGAATCTTAGCTGAACCAATTTCAATATCACTTGAAATCATATAAGCTTCATCAACATCGATAAGAGTATTTTTGACTTTATTCTTTTTACATACTTTCTCCATTAATTCCGCAAAGGTACCCTCCTCATTACCGAGGCCCATTATTACCACATGCAAATCTTTAGCAGGTGTTATATCTTCTTTTAAATACTTTGTGAACTTTTCCATTCTGTCTCAAACCATATATTTCCGTCGTCATCTTTTATATATTTATTAGCTTCAGAATCTCCGCTTTCTAAATATCCAAAAGGTAACATATCGTCTTGTATTGCTTTTAATCTCTCGTTATATAACATATTCTTCATATCAATATTTGTATGTGATTGGAATATGTCAGTTGTTGTAAACCATGCAAAGAGTACAAGGTTCATCATTAAATCATCGTGATTTGGTGGCTGGGCTTGCCATGAGTTTGCCCTAGATACAAAAGTGCTCATTTCAATTATAGTATCAGAATCATATATAGTCAATCTCTTTTGTTCTAATAATTCTTTTATAGAAGAACAACCAATTCTTTTAACTCTTTTTGTCATTGTAGCACCTAAAGCGTTTGCTTTAATAGTGGATTCTACAAACATATGTTCATATTCTAAATCATAATATAACCCATTACATACTATAGCACCTTGGTCATTACTTTCTATAACAACATATGCTTCATTATATGTTTTAGCGTATTTATAAATTATGTCAGGCATTAACATTGGTGATATATTATTATCTCTAAATGTCGCTACTTGCTCAAATACTTTACCTGTCACATCAATAATAGTAAACGTTGTATAGTCTTGTGCTCTTCCCTTTGATACATCAACAGTCATTATATATTGATGGCCAACCTCCGGTTCTATATACACATTAATATTTTCTTTATAATATAACGGAGCTCTACTTTGCTGTGCTAATAACGTAGAAGCATCTATTAATGTATTTCCTCTACCATGGAATGTGTTACCAAACTCTTGGTCAAATTGTAATTCAGATGTATTAGCTATTGTTGTCTCTTTCCATTTTTCGTCTCTTCCAGGTACATCCCACCAATCAACCCTCATAGGTTTAAATTCATTTGTCTCTTGTACAGCGCCTTCCCACAGTTTATGATATACATTACCGATACCATTCGCAGTAGAAGTAATAATAACTTTTGTATCAGTACCTGCTGAAACCACCGGATATGTTGATGTATAGAATTGTGCATCGTTTTCTACAAATGCAAACTCATCAAGGAATAGTAAATTAATTGAAAGACCCCTGATAGAACTACCAGTTGTTGCTGATGCCAAAATCTTTGAGTTATTACTAAATTCTAATGAACCTTTATTAAGTGATTTACATCCAGGCTGTAAAAAGAATGGCAAATTTTCAAGTGCTAATGTAATCCTAGATAACATTTCTCTTGCTACTGCACCCTTATTAGCTAAGACAGCAATAGTTTTTTCTGGATAAAATATAGCATACCATAATAAAAATACAACTGATGATATTGATTTTCCACTTTGTCTACAAGCTAAAACAATATTAAATCTATTGTCTTTAAAATGTTCAAACATTTTACGCTGATAGTCATATAATTCAAATGGTACTAGACCTTCATCTAGTGAAATGATTTTTATATATGTTTCAGCAAAGTACGAAGGATCCTCCATACACCTTTGGTATTCTATTATTTCTTCTGATGTGAATGAAGTTTCTACGCCATCCCTTTTTACATTAGGATTACCTAGATAACCAAATTCGTTATTCTTCAGACTTGACATCGATTACTTTATCCTTTTGTAATAACATTCTTTGTAAATCAGTTGTACTACCAACAAAAACATTATTATTAGTTATCTTTTTAGCTTCTTCCCTTTCTTCTTTTGTAATATCTGCTTTATCTTTTTGCAGTTTCATTAACTTTTCAGTAGTATCACCTATATCTTTAATAGTTTTTGATAGAACTTCAAAGGCTCGCGGGTGCTCGCTCTCGCGTGCGAGCTCAGCTAAAACATCTAAGGACCTAGTACCGGTTTGTATTAAATCTCGATATGTTCTTCTAGAAAAATCATAATCATCTTTTACATCTTTATCAAGCTTAATCGGTCTGTCCTTTAATGTTGCTGGGACATTCTTCTCTAAGTTTTTCATCATTTTATCTTTATCCATTATTCACCTTCAATAATTGTTGTAGTAAC